GAAAGTAATACAATCAATGGAATTGCAGATGTTTATTGGTTGATAAATGGGAAAAGTATTTGGATTGAACTCAAGTCCAATGATGTCAAGAATTTAGGACTTTCAAAGTATCAGATTAATTGGCATTTAGAACATTATCAAAATAAAGGAACCTCTTTTATCTTGCGAGAGTACCTCTCGCAGAGACAACCCAAACGTTTTGAACTTTGGTTGGTTCGTGAGCCAAGAACCTTGGTTCGTGCCTACTCATCACTTACGTTAAAAGAAATTTTTCAAAAAATCTTGACGCAATAACCACGTCTCACGCACCTTTGGTGCGTGAAACTGTATATGGCTTTTTTTCGTCTTGTCTCTAACACTAAAAAAAATCTTCCGTGCGTGAAGATGCATATGGGTTTTTTTCGTTTTTCTCTTAACACTAACAAAAAAAATTTTCCCGTGCGTGAAGATACATATGGGTTTTTTTCGTTAATGATCTAACACTAACACTAACAATAACAATTGGTCCTTGAACCGTGGCAGCTCTTAGCAGCTCAAAGCTTACCGGGGCAGCTCTCCAGGTTATTGGTCACGGTGGTCCTGAGTCTATAGCAGCAGATCCAGCTGCAAAAATAAAATTTGACAGCTGCATGCATCCCATGCTAATAAGATGCAAATCAACTAACAAAAGGAAAAAAATGCCGTTACTAAATTATTACAGCCAGACCAAAATGGCCAAAGGGGAGAAGTTTGGATATAAAACAGCGATTCTCCATTTGGCGCCATATGATCTAAGTGGTAAAAATGTTTGTCCAAAAGCAACCAAAGGGCCAGGGGGCTGCATTGCGCCATGCTTAAATACTTCAGGCCGTGGCCAGATGGGTTCAGTTCAGCAAGCTCGAATAAATAAAACTAACTTATTTTGGTCTAATAAGAATGCATTCTTATGGCAGCTAAGTACTGAAATAGAGCAGCTCAAAAAAAGGGCAGCCAGTCAGGGGTATAAATTTGCTGTTAGATTGAATGGAACTTCAGATCTCCCATGGCATCGGATGAAAGTGGATGGAGGTGGTAGCTTAATGCAGCTGCATCCTGATGTGCAATTCTATGATTATACAAAAGTTTTAAATTATTTAGATCATGATTTAAAAAACTATCATATTACATTTAGTGACAGTGGTAGAAATAATCTGGACCAATTAGCTGCAATGGAGAAGGGTGTTAACGTTGCTGTTGTGTTTAAAGATAAGCTGCCAAAAACCTGGATGGACAGACGTGTCATAAATGGAGATCTTCACGACCTTCGTTTTAAAGATCCGATGGGCGTGGTTGTGGGTTTGGTAGCTAAGGGACTCGGTAGGAAAGTAACTAAGAACTCATTTATAAAAATAGCTTCATGAATTTCTTAGCCTGGATCATCCGCTGCTTTGTATTCTACCCGTATACAAGCTTCACTATATTTCTAATAATTGCAATTGCACTTTAGAATTATTCTAAACTAGGGGGCAGCTCAGCCCCCTTAAAAAAAAATAAATTATTTTGTTGACTTCTTATAATATCCCATTAAAGTGGGCTATGTGTTAAACATTAAAAACAACTTAACAAAAGAGGTAAAACAATGAAAACACAAACAACAAAAAAGCACAAACAACTAGAAGCAAATATAAATAAAAAATTGTTTTTAGCTTGTAAGGTTAATGAAAAAAGAAAGTCATCTAATAAATTATGGGTTGACGTTAAAGATGAAGCCCTTCCAATAGTCGAAGAGCGTGGAGGTTTTGTCATAGGTCAATTCCAAAATTATGACTATTCATTAGAGACAATCAAAAAGAATACAACTCGATTTGATATAAAAGGGTTTAAAGAAAACTACCCTGAATTATATAAAACCTATTTAATAGATGGGCAATCAATTGAGTTAAAAACAAACTATAAAAAAATAAAATAATGGATATTTTTTTATATATACTTTTAATCATGGTAAGCTTTACAATTGCATTTTTAGGCGTTGTAATTCTTTTTTCAATCGATGTTTGGCTAGGGTTTACCCTAGCCACGCTTGGCATAATTTTGTCATTAAGAACTATAGGAAGGGTTTAATCATGGCTAGATTATCTTATAAAGGTTATACAATAAATTTAAGACCTTTAAAAACAGACAACCAATGGCAATTGGAACTTGAAAAAAGTGGAGGGGAAGTCATACATACTTATACGATGAGCCCTCAAAAAACACTTTTATCAATTGAACAGTTTGCATACGATGAGATCGATAAAAAAATAAAAGAGGAAATAAACTCTTAATAATAAACACGGCACAACCCTAGGTTGTGCCGTGGCTCCCCTCCATAGAGGTACCAAACCAAAACCAAAAATTAAAAAAATTCTTTTTTTTAAAATTTACAAAATTTATATTAAATGTATCTAACATTGACTAAACCTAACATGACAAATACACGTAGTATGGCCTTAAACGTTTGGGGGTTTATTTAAAGGGGACCCAAGGGTATAGTGAATCTATATGACAAATACAGAATTGTTGACCACCGATCAGCTACGAGAGAGTATGGTTAAGACATATAAAATTATGCCAAGATAACTTCTTATATTTTGTAAAGAATGTTTGGCCAGATTTTATATGCCGTACTGAAAAAGATCCTAACCGTTGGGGACATCATCAACATATTGCACATGAGTTTACAAAGATAGCTAAGAACAGTAAAGGAAGGCTCATAGTAAATATGCCTCCTAGACACACTAAATCAGAATTCGCATCTATATATTTTCCAGCTTGGTACATTGGAAAGTATCCAAAGAAAAAAATTATGCAAGTATCACACAACGCTGAACTTTCAGGAAGGTTCGGTGCGAAGGTAAGAAATTTAATTGACAGTCCAGAGTATAAACAGATCTTTGGAGATGTTAGACTTA